TAAATCCAGCGTGGGTAATTCTAGGAGGCCCTTTGTCTTTAATGTACCTAGCGCTAACGCTATGACACGTTAGGTTTAACCTAGGGTATCCATGAGGGTACCCTATATAAACTTAATGTGATGAATCTGAGGAGGTTCTATGCGTGTACTTCTGTTAGCTGCTAGTTTCTTCTTTCTCACAGGTTGTGAGTATGAGTCAGTTAGTGTACCTATGGATACAACAGATAAAGCAAAGGAGCTGTGTGTATCTATGGATGGAGTAAAGAACTTAAGGGTTTCAACCTACAGGAAAAACCCTAAGGTAAACTTTAATGTATTAACAACAGAAATACATGTTGTGTGTAACAGACATTCAGCTGAAGTTTCCCTTCAATGGGATTGGGAAGTAACTTATTAGGAGATAACTAATGCGGATAATTAAAGGTGACTTACTGGAACTAGCGGCCAATGGAACCGCTGGTATTATTGTACACGGATGTAACTGTTTTCATGCAATGGGTGGAGGTATCGCTGGCTACTTAGCTACTCGTTTCCCTGAGATTCCTCAGGCTGACAGAGAGCAAAGCCCGTATGCTTTACCTCGTAAGCTAGGTACATTTAGTCAAGCTACAGTTACGTACCAAATACTTCGCGGACAATATAAAGAGTTTAGTAAACATGAGTTAGACAAGCCGTTCACTTGTGTGAATCTGTATACTCAGTTTACTCCGGGACCTGACTTCATTGAGTCTGTGTTCGTCTTTGGACTACAGCAGTTAAACAAAGAGTTCGCAGGACAGCACCTATGGTTCCCTAGAATAGGATGCGGGATTGGTGGGGGCAACTGGGAACGGGTCGAGGGTTTACTCTTGGAACACCTGAAGGACTGCGAAGTTACGGTGGTGGTACTATGAGCGCAAACATCTCAGTACTGTCCCTGTTTCTCTGGTGTTGCTTAGTGGCCTTTATGCTTCCTTATGTTGACGTAGGACAAAGCTTGTGGTTGTTCTTCGCTACGGTGGTTCATGTGTTCTACACTGGTATTAAAGTGAGCGACCTGTATGGTAAGGGAGGTGAGTTATGACGGGAACTACGTCGAATCCTCCGATGCCCACTAACTTTGACCCTACGACACACAAGCGTTGCAGTTGTTGTAAGGAGGTACTCTTACGTTCTCACTTCGCTAACGACAGAACCAAGCCTGATGGTAAACGCTATCGGTGTCGTAAGTGTCTTAGGGAGTCCGTTAAGAAGAACCCGAATCGCTTGGAATCCCAACGCAAGTATGACGCTAAGCCTGAGCAACGGTATAAGAAGTACGTACGTTCAGCAGCAGAGCGTGGGTTCCAGTGGAACTTGACAAGGGATCAGTTCATGAAATTCTGGCAGCTTCCTTGTGTACACTGTGGTACTCCAATTGCAACCATTGGGCTAGACCGTATCGACAGTAAACTACCGTATCAGGAAGGGAATATCGAACCATGCTGTAGCACGTGTAACCAAATGAAGTCAGATAGAGCCACTGTTGACTGGTATACACACATGGAGAAGATTCGTAAACATGTTGGAGGCTTCGTTAGTGGAGCTAAGGGGTACTAATGAAACTTAAACTTATTGTAGTAGCAATTTCTTTGGCCTTAGTTACAGGATGTACACCTCCTAGTCAAGCGCTTGCCGCGAAACTAAAGGAACACCCTAACTATTCTAATGTAACTATAGAGGACAGAGGGTACGTTTCATACATCGTGGAACAACGAGATGGCACTCTGCTATCGTGCAGAGATCACTCAAGTAGATCTGAACTAACCTGCTGGCCTGTGGAACTTGAGTAACAACTGGAAAAACAAGAGGATAACTTATGACAGCACTATTAACTATTAAAGGCTTCCTTGCTCATTGTGAATCAATGGGAGACACAGAAGTAAACCATAGTAACTGGAGCACCTGTGCCATTGGTACATACCTTGAAAGTGTTGGAGTTCCAGTGAAACATGGGTATGATTACTTATGCGAACTAGTACCCGAGGAGTATTCTGATATCGTAGACCAATTCTTAGATGCATTCCCTAAGAAAATGTTAGATGCATTAGATGATAGGGACGAGAATCTAAATACGTATAACGATATCGCTGAATCTCGTTTGTGGTCAATGGAGCGCTAATGTTAACTTTCATAGGAACCACAGTATACCTATGGTCTCTCTGCTTCCTAGGTATCATAGCTTTATCTATGGTTGATGAGAGCAAGAGATTCGTAGTGACACTTCTGGTTGGGATTAACTTCCTAACCTACAGTATTTTATTTCTAAAAGTAATACACAAGGGGATAACTGATGATACTAACAAATCATGAAGCCGTAGCTGATACCCAAGGCTTAGAGTCTCGTGCTTTTGGTTACATGAACAACGCTAAGATGTTCGACATCGTAGTAAACAAAATGTACACAAATAAACCCGGAGCGGTAATCCGGGAACTAAGTGCTAATGCTTGGGATTCCCACAGGAACGCAGGTAACGAGAGCACTCCCTTCGATATCCAATTACCTAGTTGGTTAGACAAGACGTTCTCTATTAGGGACTATGGCACTGGTATTCCACACGACCAGTTCGAGAGTATCTACACAACAGTAGGGGCTTCAACTAAAGATGGTACTAATGAGTTCATTGGTTCCTTCGGCCTAGGTTCCAAGGTACCTTTCACAATGACAGATACCTTCTGTGTTGAGAACTGGCACGGAGGCATCAAGACAACTTGGGTTTGCTTTAAGTCAGCCGGTGTGCCTCAGGTATCCAAGGTGGACGAATGTCCTAGTGATGAACCTAGTGGTCTCAAGGTTTCCTTCACATTCGATACCGATGAAGTACGTGAGTTCACTCGACAGATTACAGAGCAACTTAAGTTCTTCCCTGTGAAACCTAATGTAACTGGAGGTGATGGACATATCCACTTCATTCCTCTGCCTGATGACTGGGAGACTAGGGACTACTTCTTTACACAAGAGAAGCAATACAGTTGGGAACGCAAGAGCTACGTAGTTATGGGTAACGTATGTTACCACTTAAACACAGCTCCCTTTGACCATAAGTATTACTACATCTTCTCTAACGGTGTTACCATCAAGGCACCTATTGGTGCCGTGGATATCCCTCCTTCTCGTGAACACTTGGAAATGACCCCACGCACTATGGCTTACATAACCTCAGTGTTGGATCGTGTACTTGGGGAGTACGAGGAAGAGACTAAGGCACGTCTTGATGCTACACAGACCCTATTGGAAGCCATGAAAGTTATGGCGACAACCAACAAGGATTTGTTAAGTAGGTCATTTAAAGACGCCCTAAGTTACCATGGTGTAGGTTATGCTACCTTATGTAGTCGCAAGGTTTACGAGCTAGCTAATAACCATGTGTATTCCCTTGAACTATATCGAGGTGAGTATAAGTACCGTTACGCAGGTATCCCTATTCAGGATATCCTAGATGACAAGGCAGTTATACTTATGAACGACTTGTGGACTGGACACAAGAATCACATTGAAACCAACGCTGCCACGTTACGTAGTACTTATCAAGGGAAGAACATCTACTTCGTTCACTTAGAAGCGGTACACAAGAAAGACCGAGCACAGGCGTTAGCCACAGCGTTAACCGATGTAACAGCAGTATATGGTGTAACCCCAGCTCTGCTGTCTTCTGTTATTGGTATGGTTCCAGTGAAAGCCAAAGGTACAGTCGTGCGTGCTGAAGCTAATCAGTTCTACAAGTTAAATGGTGAGTTTAATTTAGGACGCTCGTTCACACAGAGTAGTGTTGAAGTGACGGGTGATGTACCTACGGATGGATATTACTTAGAGGTCACTGGTCACTCCGTAGTTGACCCTGATTCTAAAATTACAGGCCTTCGTCTACTGGGCCTACTGAGCCAAGGGTTAGCTAAACAACTGGATAAACCTGTGTACTTCGTAAGAAGCAAGAGCGTATCTACGGCTCCTAAGTTAATCCGTTTGGATTCTAAGGTACTCGATAGTATTAGAGATAAGGTAACTTCGGAAGCTGCTAAGCAACACAAGTTACTCAGAGCTCGCTTCAATATACACAGGGTACCTAAGGAACAGGCAGATGTCCTTAAGAACGTTAAGAACAAACAGTTAAAGGTTTACATTAGGTACGCAAGTTATATCACTAGTGCAACAGAAGGCTGTAATAGAGAGATAGTTTCCTTGTGCACCTCTATGTACAGTGATTGGAAAGAACCAGAGTACACACCCCCTAAGAAGTTAGCTAAGTTAACCGATATGTATTGTGACGTAGCTGACTTGTTTAGTTGTATGAATACGTATTCTGAAGAAAGACGCAAGACCCGTTTAAACACTCTGAAATTAATCGCAAATATCTAAAGGAGAACATCCATATGTCAAAAGCAGTTATCATCACAGCAAATACCATCTCTTTCCACGCTGCCGGTAAGTTTAACCAAGTGAACTTGAGTAATCCTCAGTTCGCCAACATTAAAGAACTGGTGAAGCAAGGTAAACTGGAGGAAGCCTCTAAGCTGGTTGACCTGAAACCTCAAGTAGTCGCAGCCCTAGCGGGTTCCAAAGCTGAGTTACGTGGGAATACCGTGTACTTCAATGGAGAAGCGGTACACAGCGTACTCGGTCAACGTATTGTGTCGCTGGCTCAACAAGGGTTCACAGTTGAACCTATGTTACGCTTCTTAGAGAACCTTATGAGCAACCCTAGTAAACGTGCGGTCGATGAACTGTATGGTTTCCTTGAGGCTTCTAAGTTACCTATCACTGAAGATGGTCACTTCTTAGCGTACAAGAGTGTTCGTCAGGACTTTAAGGACCACCACACAGGTACCATGGATAACTCCGTTGGTACTGTGGTTCGCATGGACCGTAACAAAGTAGACGAGGATAAAGACCGTACATGCAGTCACGGTTTACACTTCGCTGCCCATGAGTACGCAAGTAACTTCGGTTCAGGTGGCCGTATGGTTGTACTTAAGATTAACCCACGTGACGTTGTGGCTATTCCAAGCGACTACAACAACCAGAAAGGACGTGCTTGTGAGTACTTGGTTCTGGAAGAAGTTGAGCGTTCTGATACCAAGTTAGTAGGTAAGGTTATCGTAGGTACACCAGCGGCTCCTAAGGCTTCACCAGTAGCACCAGTAGCACCAGTAGCACCAGTAGCACCAGCGGCTCCAGCAGCAGACGTCAATCGTGTCCCGTGTGACGCTGGTATTCCTGTGAAGGTAGGTGACAAGGTACGCCATCGTAAGAGTTCTCCGTTCTATGCGCTGAATACCAAGTACAATCCAACTAACAAGGCAGTAGGTGTTGTGACTGATATTAATCACTCAGGTACTGATACACAACGTCATGTTAAGTTGAATATCAAAGTTACATGGGACACAGGTGGTTCTAACTGCTACAACGCAATGGACTTAGAGTTCGACGTGCTGGCCCCAACGACACCATCGGTCCCAGTGTACACTCCTGAAGCAGACAACTATCAGGACACTAAACGTTGGGTATCTGCTAAGACCCGTGGTATCCGTAAGTTCATCGGTACCAAAGAGCAGTTCCCTGTGAACCGTGATGTGGCATACACCTTGTCTCGTGTATCTAAGGACAAAGAGTACCGTGGTGACTTCTACTTCACCTCATACACTACTCAAGGTAACCTTGTGTTTGTCCGTAATGACCGCACAGGTAAAGCTGAGAAGTACGTTACAATCAAGAACCTGAACGATTGGGTTATTCGTTACAACAGTAACTAATGTTACCTAAGTAATACTCAAGTGCCTTAGGGTTTCCCTAGGGTACTTCATGAATTACTTAGGAGGTTATATGAGAACCGAGCAAGAAATAAGAGCAGACATTGAGGCTGTTCAGGAAAGGTGTAAGGGGTGGTTAAGTTGTACAGATGGCAGTTATGAAGCCTGTTGTGCGGACAACGGTTACCTAGACTTGTGGAAAGAACTCAGGAAAACACTGGAGGAAAACAATGGGAAAACTAACGCTACTGTCGGTGGGAACCAATGCCAAGACAGTCAAGGGTGATGGAGATGAAACAGGATACCTAACAGCTATCTTGTACATGGCACCACACAAAGGTAATACACATGGTGTGAATTTATGCCCTAAGGCTACCGTAGGGTGTGCTGCGGCTTGCTTGAATACAGCTGGACGTGGTGCCTTTAGTAACGTACAGAAGGCAAGGATTCGTAAGGCCGATTGGTTCATATCAGACAGGCCTGCGTTCCTTAAGCAGCTACATCATGAGCTTATCATGTTCTCAAGTTACGCAAGACGTAAGAACCTGAAGCCGGTCGTAAGGTTAAACGGTACTACTGATATACTCTGGGAGAAACACTTGGACATGACTAAGTACCCAGAGATTCAGTTCTACGACTACACCAAGTGGGCTCCAATACAACGAGCTAACTTACCTTTCAATTACCATTTGACATATAGTCGAGCAGAGAACTGGGCTTCTCATATATTGCAACTAAGGGTTAACAATGGAGCCAATGTAGCTGTGGTATTTGATAAGGTACCTGAGGAATACGAAGGATTCCCTGTGTTCAATGGTGACGATAACGACTTACGTTTCCTTGACCCTAAGGGACACGTTATTGGCTTGAGTGCCAAAGGTAAAGCTAAGAAAGATACCAGTGGTTTCGTAGTGAGGTCTGTATGAAGACAGTTATTCATGTTAACCAGCACAACATCAAAGCCAACGCCAAGAACACAACAGGCCTTATGTTACCTGTGTTATCCGCTAAGACCTACCAAGATAATAGGTATGGGCAGCGTATGGATATCGTAGGAGACAATGGTGAAGTCTTAGGTACCTTCATCTATAGTCCTAACCGACCTTTACCCTGTGGTGCTAAGGTGTGGTTTGAAACGACTAAGCAGGTAAACGTACACAAGACGTTAAAATAAATCGCTTGACAAGACTGAAGGGTCATAGTAACCTAAGTTAACTTTAGAATCGAAGAGGTTAATTATGAAGAAAACCTATGACCCTTTAAGTGGTAATCAAGCACTACAATTACTTTGGATTCTTGAGAAAGAACCTGAGTACAACTTAGAGTTAACTAAGGATGAGCTAAGTTATGTCAGACTCTGCTTAATGGAAGGATGGAATGACTTAACAAGTCCCTATAGAAAACTCTTGATATCGAGCGATAAACTTGAGATACTATCAAAGTTATCAAATCATCTGCCTATCTTCATCTGATAGGTTACAAACTTAATAACGGCAGGATAACATAAGGAGCCAAGCATTCATGATTAGAGAGGTACAACATGCCAGTATTAAAGAACACCCCAGTATTGTTTTCAAATGTAACCAACGTCGACGATTTTTCTCAGAAGTACCAAATCGTTGTTCAGCTAACTGAAGACCAAGCAGCAGACGCGGAAGCCGCAGGTATCAAAGTTAAGACCAGAGAGTATGATGGTAAGACTCAATTCCAAGCGACATTCAAGTCAAAGTTCCGACCACGTATTGTAGGTAAGGACGGTAAGACAGACTTAGATTTACATGGGTCTGAGATTGGCCGAGGTTCAACGGTAAGTGTCCAGTACAAGTTACGTGAATGGACAGCTCCGGGCAAGAAGCAAGGTACCTCGTGTGACCTTATCGCAGTTCAAGTGTTAGAGATGGTAGCTCAGGGTGCCATGGAGTTCGAAGCTGCTGGTGATGATAGCAGTGAGTTCGGTGATGAAGACTATTAAGTAACAGCAGGCTCCTAGGGAAACTTAGGAGCCTTTTCTTTTCTGGAGGATAACAAATGACAATACCATTAGAACCACTTAAAGACCACTTCGGTAAGGTGATTAACGTAGGTGACATAGTACTGGGAGCCAAAGCAGGTAACAAGTATGTAGATACTACCTATCACTTCGCTGTCGTAGTTAGTCGAACGAACAAATTAATTAGAGTTTCTCAGTTAGCCAATGCACACCCTCACGTTGATAAGTCTATGGTAGAAGCTTCCTTAATATCTAGGAACGGCAGACCTGCAGGTAAAGTTGTGCCTTACGCCGTGATTAATACAGGTGTAAACGTGGGTATGACTCAAGTTGAAATGGAAGCATTGATAAAGAAACCGCAGCCACAACCCGTAGATTCCTTCTCAATCTTCTAAGGAGAACACATGAAACTAGCAGTAGTTATTGGACGGTTCCAACCGTACCACCTAGGTCACCACGACCTGATTACCAAAGCATCAAAGGAAAACGATACAGTTCTCCTTATCATTGGTAGTACAAACGTATTACCTAATTACAAGAATCCGTTCACTAAAGAAGAACGCAAATGGCTAATCATCAAACACCTTGAAGCGAGTAACTTGACTAACGTAGTCATCCGCTTCCAAGCAGACAAGGACTATGATGATGACTGGGTTCAAGACATTAACGGTCATGTGTTGTCTATGGAAGAAGACCCAACTCAAGTCGTTATCTACTGTAACCCTAAGGACGAAGAGTATTACCGTGAGAACTTTGTGTATCCAGTGGAAACCGTAGACACTACAAATATCTCTGCTACTAGAGTTAGAGCGTTATGGTATGACGAAGGTGCTCAAGATATCCTTTCTATCTCAGAAGTAACAAGAACCTTCCTGAACAATCATGCGGATTATGAACGATTGACTCACGAATACGACACAACAGAGTTCAACAAAACACGTAAGACCAATGGCCATCCTTTTGGTAACCCAGTGGAGCCAGTGAGTTTCGCAGTGATTATCAAGGACGGAGGTATCCTTGTAGGTAGACGCATGAACCCCAGAGGCTACGGTCAACTAGGGTTGCCCGGAGGTTTCGTTAACGCAGACGAATCGACACTGGATGCTTCCATGCGGGAAACGCAGGAGGAGCTCGGAGTGGACTTACGGCAGCTTATCAAAGAAGGTAAGGCCGTATGTATGGCTCAATCAGTTGAAGAGAATCTGGACGATCTGGGGGCCCGTACAATCGGTATTAACTACTTGTTTGTCATTAGGCCAGACACTGAAGTAACACCAGTTAAAGGTGACGAGACCAGTGAGTTCCAATGGGTCTCAATAGGGGACGTGTGTGAAGACAGAACACTGTTGTTCTACAACCACAATCGAATCGTAAGACACCTGTTATCTAAAGTGGGGAGTTCAAAGAATGTTTGAAACTGAACTAAAGGATGCCACTGGTACCACAATAACAGAAGGAGCAGCAGCAACTATAGACGCTTATAGTGGGTCTATTTATGCAGTAAGTGTTTACGTTGTTGGAACCAAGGGTAAAGGTACTGTCCTGTTCCTTTCAGACGTAGACGCTATTGAGGAATACAAAAGAACACGAAACCTAGAAGGGTTGCCTGTTAACAGTAAGAAACACACACGTATTATCATGTGTAATTTAACCTAAGGAGAACCTAAATGATGCAAGGTCCATTAATGTCAACAGACAGCTACAAGTTATCTCACTTCGCCCAGTACCCAGACGGTACCCAACATATCTATAGTTACATTGAACCACGTAAAGGACATTACCCTGTGGTTGTCTTAGGCATCGAAGAGTTCTGCCAACAGTTAGCCAATGGTTTCACTGAGTGGGAAGTTGATGAGTTACGTGAGACCGCTAAGATGCACGGTGTCCCCTTCAACGAAGAAGGTTTCCAGTTGTTACTTAAGGCATACCCTGACGGTAACTTCCCACTGAAGGTCATGGGTGTTCCAGAGGGAACCGTTGTTGCTCCGGGTACCCCTGTAGCTTGTATTGTGAATACCGACCCTCGGTTCCCTTGGCTCACCTCATTCTTCGAGACACTGTTCCTGCGTACCGTATGGTACCCATCTACAGTAGCCTCTCGTAGTCGTTACATCAAACAACGTATCGCTGAGTTCATGCGGTACACTGGTTCAAACATGAGTACACTGGAGTACAAGTTGCATGACTTTGGTGCACGAGGTGTCTCTAGTACCGAGAGTGCAATGATGGGTGGCATGGGTCACTTAACTCAGTTCTCTGGAACAGACACGTTGGATGCCATCAGTTACGTTTATGATATCTATGGTGTCATGGCTGGCGTTAGTATCCCAGCAACAGAACACTCAACAGTTACCTCATGGGGACGTGATAACGAGAAAGCTATGTATGAACGAGTCATTCGTACTTATGGAGGCCGAGGTAAAATCTTTGCTTGCGTAAGTGATTCGTACAACATCTGGGAAGCCTTGAAGATGTGGAAAGAACTGGAACCGATTCTCCTTGAGGTCGGTGGTACACTGGTTATCCGTCCAGACTCAGGTGACCCAGTGATGACACCGGTTCAAGTCATTGAGGAACTTATTGAACTCTTTGGTTACACAGTGAACGACAAGGGTTACAAAGTATTACCTGACCATATCCGAGTAATCCAAGGTGATGGTGTTGACGAGGAATCAATTGTACGTATAATGCAGCGAATGGTTGACCGTAAGTTAAGCATCGACAACATCGCCTTTGGTATGGGTGGTGGTCTGTTACAGAGCTTAACACGGGATACCTTAGGCTGGGCTATGAAGTGCTCTGCTGCTTACGTTAACGGTGAGTGGCGTGATGTTTATAAGGACCCTATCGGTGGCGGTAAGACAAGCAAACGTGGCCTTGTGTATTCACAGGGACACATTGGTTACGACTCACCAGCGGTACCTTTCTACATTAAGGACGAAATAGTACCACCGGGCTGGGTCTTACATTTCTACAACGGTGTTACACCTGTTCGCTCTGAGTGGTTCGATATTAAGAATCGAGCTAGCTATGTGAACGAACCGGTACGCTACGAAGAGTAAAGGAGAAACATGGGCGGTCGTATCGTTAAGTACAGATTACCGTGCACCGCCCCTGATTCCTGTGGTTCATCAGATGCTATGTGCCAGTATGAAGACGGTGGTCGATATTGTCATGCGTGTCAGGGATGGGATAACTCAGGAAAACATGGGGGCAGTTCACACATTGAAGACAGACCAAACAGAAAAGGAGAACCAATGAGTTTCGATTTTGAGTTCTACCATAATGCGGAGTACAAGAGTATTCCCGACAGGCGTATCGACGAAGAAACCTGTCGTAAGTATGGAGTAAAAACAACAGCGAAGGGACATCACTTGTTCCCTGCGTATGACGAGAGTGGTACCCTCGTTGCCGTTAAGGAACGGTTCTACCCTGAGAAAATCTTTAAGATACATGGGGACATGAGTAAGGCTATGATGTTCGGTATGAAGGAGTTTCCTAAGACCGGATTGAATCTTACTGTTACCGAGGGCGAGTATGATGCTATGGCTGCATATCGTATGTCAGGTTCTAAATACCCTCACATCAGCGTGTTCAATGGAGCCTCAAGCGCTAAGAAGGAATTCAAGCGGTGCTTCAATCAACTCAAGGAGTTCGAAACAATTGTATTGAACTTTGATAGTGATGAGCCCGGAAAGAAAGCGGTAGAAGATGTAGGTCCTATGTTTCCCGGACGTATCAAGGTGTTACAACTGACCGAAGGTAAGGACGCTTGTGATTACCTTAAGGCCAACAAAGGTTCCAAGTATGTCGATGAATTCTTCAAGGCTAAGAAGTATACGTTAGGCGGTATCATTAATGGCGCTGATACATGGGAACGCTATAAAGAGAAGAAGGAAGTAGAAAGTATCCCTTTTGATCCTCAGTACACACAACTCAACCAGAAGACCTATGGTATTCGCTTTGGTGAAATTGTGTTAGTAACAGCAGGTACCGGCTCAGGTAAGACTCAGGTATTACGTGAGTGGAAGTACAACCTGTTGATGAAGACACAACTTAACATCCTTGACATCAGTCTTGAGGAAGACACAGGGGATACTGTTGGAGGTCTCATGGCTTTACATGCTAACAAACGTATCATGTTACCTGATGTAAATATCCCTGAAGAAGAAGAGAAGCGTATACATAGTGAGCTGTTCTCTAGTGGCCGTTTCTTTGCATTGGACCACGAAGGTTCCGTGGAAGATGATTCCCTGTTAGATAAGATTGAGTACGCTGCAACCGTAGACAACTGTCGCATTATCTTTCTAGACCACATCACTATCGCTGTGTCCGATTGTGCCGCAGGTAGTGAGAACGTTACTATGGATAAGTTCATGAACAGACTACTTAAGTTAGTCAAACGCTTGAACATCTGTGTAATCGTTGTGTCTCACTTACGTAAGGTAGGAGGTGGTGGTAAGTCATTTGAAGAAGGACGTATACCTACTGAAGATGACCTGAAGGGTTCCGGTTCACTTAAGCAGATTGCTATGACTACAATTGCGATTGCAAGGAACAAGTACGCTGCAAGTGAAAAGGAAAGAAACACAACCAGTTTCCACGTGCTCAAGTGTAGATTCTCAGGCCGTACAGGCCCTTGTGATTACGCTCACTTCCAAGACGACACTGGTCGCATGGTTGTTATTGACCCTGAGACTTTCTTTGAAGACAACCCAACCGAGTTTGACGATAAGGCTCTCGGGGATTACTAAGGAGGACCTATGTGGCCTGAGTTAGAAGGTAGACGTATCGCTATATTCGACACGGAAACCGATGGTCTTATCCATGAGATGACGCAGATGCACTATGCTTGTGTGGTTGACGCTGTGAATAGGGAAGAGTTTACTACAGCTAACTCAGAGCAATTGGTGGATCATCTAGAGCAGTACCAAGTTATAGCTGGGCACAACATTATCGGTTTCGATTTACCAATGTTAGAACAGAAGTACGGATGGAAACCGGGACCGGATGTAATCATCATAGATACGCTGTGGTTAAGTCGGATGTATCACCCAGACATTGACGGAGGTCACTCTTTAGGTTCATGGGGTGAACGTTTAGGTAACTCTAAGCAAGAATACTACCCTGTTATGGATCCTGATCAACCTGTGTATGATTCATCTTACACCCTTGACATGGCTATGAAGGACCCACGATGGGTAGGTTCCATTAGAACCCGTAGGATGACGCAGTACTGTGACCAAGACGTGGACGTTAACGTTGATGTGTTCTGGAAACTCATAGAGTTACTTAAGAACTTCAGTTGGCAGAGTATCCAATGTGAGATGATGACAGCTCGTTTGATTCAACGTCAGATGGACCATGGGTTTGTCTTTGATTTACAAGGAGCAGAGAGGTTTCATGCGGAACTAGTGGAGCGCCGTATTGAGTTAGAGGATGAGGTTCATCGTACTTTCATGCCGTTACCTGAGTTCATCAGGGAGGTTCAACCTAAGGTTAAGAAAGATGGAACGGTTTCTAGTGTTGGACTTAAGAGCTTAGAAGGATGGGAGTCTTTTATACCTGTCCCTGAGTACACAGATGAGTTCGGTAAGGAACGCTTGTATCACTCTGGTTCCTTCAGTCTAATTAGTTGGCCTGAGTTTTCCCTAGGTTCTAGACAACAGATAGCCGAGCGTTTACTAAGGACCGGTTACCAGTTGACCAAGAAGACAGAGAAAGGTAACTACATTATAGATGACGTAGTGCTACAGGAAGCAGCAGACGCTGGTGTGCCTGAAGCTAAACCATTGGCAGAGTACTTCCTTATTCAGAAAGTAGAAGCTATGGTTAAGAACTGGATAGGTGCTGCTGTGTTTCATAAGGACCAAGGTGTCTGGAGGATACATGGTTACGTGAATTCCATGGGTGCCAATACGAACCGTATGACCCATAGTAATCCCAATGTTGCTCAGGTTCCCGCTGCTGGCAGTCCTTATGGTAAACAGTGTCGTAGTCTATTTGGAGTACGTAAGGGCTACAAGTTAGTCGGTTGTGACGCCAGTGGTCTTGAACTTAGAACCTTGGCGCACTACATGGGTGACCCTGAGTACATTAAGACACTATTGACAGGTGACATTCACACAGCTAACCAACTGGCCGCTGGTTTACCTACGAGGAGCTCCAGTAAGACATTTATCTACGCTTTCCTTTAATTAAATAGAGGCTTCAAAGGGTAACCTTTGTCGAATAATCCCGTGAATTCAGGGGAAGTCCTATTAGGATAATCCTGAGCGAAGCTGGCGGTTAAGGTGTTTAATGTGTTAATATCCTATACGTTATAGACCATATAGGAGACAGTTGATGCCTAAATACAAAACCGTTAAACGAAACGAACAAGGTAAACTCATATACACTTATGATCGAGAAACTAATAATAAATACCGAAGAGGTTCATGTATCTCACATAAGTTAGCAGGTTCTAAAAGACATGCTAAAGCTAAAAAGTTGGAACACACGATAGACCTTACATATTTACGTAATCTATGGAACATACAGAAAGGACTTTGTAAGTACTCCGGGCTACCTTTAGGTAACATAGGGGATGGGTTCTACAGTCCTTCGATAGACCGTATAGATAGTTCAAAAGGCTATATAGAAGGTAATGTACAGTGGGTATGTTGGGGTATTAATGATATGAAATCCAACTTAAACGAATCCGAGTTTATTCGTCTATGTTCATTAGTAGCAGAACGTGCAACGACTATCTCGAAAGAGAGTACACCTGAAGCTATTGCAGGTGGAAGCGCGGGACATCCTTAGGGATGATGATATAGTCTACTCTGTAGGGTAACTTACAGCAGTTCATAAGAGAACGGGGAGAGGTGTAGCGTCCTCTCTCGAATACATAGGTATGGTGCTGGCGACGCCAAGATAGGTTCAATCGTTGGAGGAGGCGCGAAAGATGGTAAGAGGCTTAAGGAAGCTTTCCTTGAGAAAACTCCAGCCCTTAAGAGACTTAGGGAAGGTGTCATTAAAGCTGCTCAAAGCCGTGGGTGGTTACGCGGGTTTGACGGTCGTATACTGCGTGTTCGTAGTCCTCATAGCGCTCTTAATACTCTGCTGCAAGGAATGGGTGCTATTGTAATGAAGTATTGGTTGATTGAGGTAGCTCGTGTCGCAGACGCAGAAGGTCTCGATTGGAACCCATCAGCTAATATTCACGATGAAGGGCAATTCGAAGTATTGGAAGCACATGTAGATAGATTCAAAGAGATCTGTGTACAGGCTTTCCTTACAATATCAGAACAGCTTGGTTCCAAGTGTTTACTTGAGGGCGAGGCGAAACATGGGGACACGTGGTATGACACGCACTAAGTTAAGTTCTTTTGAGTACTTTGGGTTAGACGACGATGATAACCATATAGACTACATTAGTTCACTACACGTAGCTTCAGACGAAGATGGTTATTACATTGTTTTAGAGGATAAGGAATATCATCAAGGAAGAGACGGTGTAGGCATTCAACATCATACTGTTCTTGAGACAGAAAACTTGGACGACTTAAGAGCTCTCAGGGATAAGTTAACTGCATTCATAAGAAAACATAGGAGTTCTAAATGATCAAAGCAAAACCGTGGAAAGGTAACGCCCTCAAGGGTATCTGGACTGTCACCCGTAAACTAGATGGAGCACGGATGCTCAGGGATGCTGATGGTAACCCTGTCTCTCGCTCAGGGAAACCTCTGTATAACTTAGGACATATACATGCAAAAATCACAGACGCAGAAATCTTCCACACCGACTGGGAAACTAGCATGGGCTTGGTACGGTCATCTGTCAATGGTACGCCGGTACCCGAATCGTGCGTTTATTCTTTGGATCCGTTGGATGATCGCTTATATCTTACTTCGATTGCAGATCCTACTGTCTACATCATCAACGAAATGCTCAAGAAACAGTTAGCTAAAGGTGACGAGGGTTTAATACTTAGACAAGGAGATACATGGCTTAAGGTTAAACCTAAGGATTCCGCTGATGTCTTTGTTACCGGATTCCAAGAAGGAACAGGGAAACACGAAGGACGCATGGGAGCCTTACTTACTAACCGAGGTAAGGTAGGTACAGGCTTCTCTGATAAGGATCGTGAATACTGGCAGATGATGTATGACCTTCATGGTATCGAGGGTTTACGTAAGATTCTCATTGAAGTAGAATACATGGAGTTAACCGATGGCGGTAAGTTCCGTCACCCTAGGTTCCTTCGTATCCGTGATGATAAAACAGAGGAGACACCCATTGAAGATATGTAGTAAATGTGGAGTTGAAAAACCCCTTGACAGCTTCCGTCTAAGGAAGGATACTGGTAAACACCGGAGTGACTGCAGGCACTGTGAGAATCGTTTGAAACGTGGTAAGGGTCCAATTGTACCTGAGGTACACGTGTGTCCTGTGTCGAATCCTCCGATGCCCATAGAACCTAGGAACCATAAGACAGCTAAGGAAGAGGCAATGAAACGTATGTTGTCTGCTGCTAAACAAAGAGCTAAGGAAAAGAACCTGATGTTTGATATTCATTATGAAGACATTCAGATTCCAAACTTATGTCCTGTGTTACGTATCCCATTGATACCTTCGTTAGACGGTAACTCAGACAACAGTCCATCATTGGACCGTAAGATTCCATACCTAGGGTATACCAAGGGTAACGTACAAGTAATCTCAATGAGAGCTAACAGAATCAAATCAGACGCAACCAGTAGTGAACTAATGGCCATCTGTCATTACGTTCGTAGAATTGAAGAGGAGAACATTTAATGGCTAAGAAACCAAGTGATGCATATGTCAAGGTGTTTCAATCGGCACCACAGTTAAATCCGGGCAACTCAGGTAAAGGACCTAATGGTTCATACAAGCGTTCATACAATAAAACAGAACGAGCTAAAGGAGACAAGTAATGGAACAAGTGAATCAAGTGGAAGACCAACTGGTTGAACAAATGGCAGGCCCAATGATTAAAGCGTTCGCTGCTCAGAAGAAAGCTAAGAAGCGATTCTTAAGTCAGAACCGAGATGCATGGAATCGTATGAACCGTCCTCATAAGCAGGCGCTCATCGAGGAAGGTGGTACTAAGGTCATGTCTTTAATCGCAAGGTTCAAACCATAGTATGCGCCTAGTTCTTATTGACGGCGACCTTATCGTTTATGAAGCAGCCTTCTGTGTTGCTGCTAAGGAAAAGGATGGGGTCTACCTTAATTGGTACCAAGTCAGTAAGATAGTCAACACAATTGTCCGAGGAATCCTTATGGGTTCCAAGGCAACTCATCATTTAGGCTTTCTTACGGAAGGCCATAGTAACTTCAGAATTAAGGTAGCTACAACGTTACCTTACAAAGGACAACGAAAGACCAACACTGAGAAACCAAAGTTTTACGATGAGATTCGTGACTACTTACAGAATCATTTTGGCTTTCAAACGATGCGAGGTGTGGAGGCTGACGATGCTTTAGTTATCGCCAGTGAACACTTTAAAGGTGACCCTAAGGTTACAACGATAATTGCTACTAAGGATAAGGACCTCTGGCAGTATCCCGGTCACCATTACAATATGAACACCAAGAAGTTAATACAAATCAGTGAAGGAGAAGCCCACAGAAACCTATGGAGACAAGTGATCCTAGGTGACATGGGTACAGACAACATACCGGGATTATCCCATGCGTTAAAATGGGAACTCGTGTTTAAGGACGACGAGACACGTAAGAAGTACAAAGGTATCCCTTGTCAGCAATTCGGTGACGTTACTGCCGATGCAATCCTAGACGCTACACCTCCGGATAAGTATGCTGAAGTTATCTTCGAGCTTTACTTGGATGCTTATGGTACTGATGAAGATGACCTGTTTGGTGAGCAGAGGTTCTACGAAACGTTCACTTTAGTATGGATGTTACGTAAGGCTCCTAAGGACCTTAAGATACATTTCAATCCTATTAAAGTTAAACAAGCAGACTTGGAAGCTAACGATGAGTTCGATGGTTTCCGTCCAGCATTAGAATTTTAAGGAGTTATACATGAGAAACAAGCGTGAAGTAAAAGCTAAGACAATTGGGTTACTGATGGCTCTGATGCAATCCTTTGTATCTGAAGACCAAGCGGATTCCATTACTAAGGAAGGTACCTTGGCTCAGTTAGGTCGTCGTACATATTACAAAGACCAAACCACAGGAACCATCCGTTTAGGTCTGTGCTACAAGCAGGTAAGAAAGGAAGTAAAACGTAACCCTAATGTAACTGTAGCTGACATTAGAGCGAAGAATAAACTTGGGTAAGGTTGTCCTTGAGATACGCTTAAATCAAAAGCCTTTCTCTGCTAACAAGATGCATTATGCTAAGTTTAAGAAGGATACCAAGGAGTACAGGGAGTTCAAAGAGGACATCATGGATCTCCTTGGTAGACAGAAGTATGACTTCAAGGAAACTGATAAGTTTAAGCTTAGCCTTGTAGTAGGTTACTCTAACTCCCTGAGTGACTTAGATAACGCATTTAAACCTCTATTGGACTCCATGCAGTTGGCCATGGGGTTCGATGACAAGCAGGTATTCGAGATAGAAGCGCTCAAGGATAAAACAAAGAAAGGTG